ATTCTCCCCTAAGTCAGGGGTCAAGTACAAGGACGCCATCCCTGCGCCCGTTTCCTCCGTTCTCATCAACCGCTACGACTTCACGGACGACACCATCGAAGCCGGAAGCATCGCGTACCATCCAGTCTTCGGAGACATCAGATACGACTCCTGGTGGCGCTTCTCCACCCGCCGCTTCATGAAGGATCTGGACGCCGCTGAAGCGAATCCGAACATCGCCGCCCATCTGATCCACATCGACAGCCCGGGCGGTGAAGCCTTCGGCATGCACGAAGCCTACGAGAAGATCCGCTCGCTCAAGAAGCCGGTCATCGCCCTCGTCGAGAGCATGGCATGCTCTGCCGGATACTACCTGGCCAGCGCATGCGACAAGATCTTCGCCTGCTCGATGTTCTCCGCCATCGGCTGCATCGGCATCATGGCCACCTTCTACAACGACGACAAGCAGATGGAGGACTGGGGCTACGTGGTCCACGAATACTACAGCACACTCTCACCTCTCAAGAACAAGATGTTCAACGACGCCGAGGACGGCGACGGCGACGAATATATCCGCCGCTGGCTGGATCCTATGGCGCAGACCTTCATCGACGACGTGAAGGCTGCCAGGGGCGAACTCACCGAAGAGGCCCTCCAGGGCGAGACCTACTACGCCACCGAAGCGCTCCCGATCGGTCTGATCGACGGGGAGTACTCCATGGAGGAGACCGTGGAATATATCCAGAAACTCATAAAACCATCTTCATCTATCAACATTAACGAATTAGCACTATGAAAAAATTCGCAAAACGCATCAAGGAACTCGCTGCTAAACTCGGACTGACTCAGGCTCTCGAGAGCAAGAGCATCACCAAGGAGCAGCAGCAGCAGATCGTCGAAGCCTACAACGCCGAGTACGGCGACGGAGCCTTCGAGGAGGACTCCGCCGAGGTCAAGAAGGAGCAGGAGGAAGCACGTCATGCTGCGGAGGTAGGCGCTACCTTCAACGCCATCGCAGAGGCGCTCGGCGCTGACGGCAAGGATGTCTCTGCAGTCCTCGAGCAGGTCCGCGACCTTCTCAAGGAGAACAAGGACCTCGCAGGCGCATCTGCAGGCGACACTCCTCAGACCGTGGAGACTGTCACCCTGAAGCCTCACGGCGTCCACACCAAGGAGTACGCCTTCGGCATCCCTCACGAGATCTTCGCAGCAGGCCGCCGCTACAACCGCATCGCCATCACAGGCAAGGTGGAAGGCAAGGCAACAGAGAAGGACATGCAGGACCTCTTCGCTGCCGCTGCAGTCTACAACGGACTCCTCAGCGACCGCATACAGGCGCTCCACCTCTCAGGCGAGCTCAAGGGTCTGAACCTTGCAGCGCTCGACCTCTCTGCCGCTTCTAACGATCCGGAGATCGGCACCCGTCACTTCACAGTGCGCCAGGATGCTCTCATCGCATACCTCGCCACTCTTCCATCGCTTGAGGGAATCTTCCCTAAGCTCTCGAACATCCAGTCGGGCACCCTCATCACCAACGTCCTCGTCGGCGAGACTTCGCAGGCTTACCAGTCCGGCCGCGTGACCAAGGGCGACATCAAGGTGCTTCCTGAGAAGGGCTACGTGCACAAGTGCATGAGTAAGCTCGAATTCGAGGACATGAGCGCTCTCGAGACTTCGTACTTGAACTACCTGAACAAGGAAGGATCAAGCCCTGTGAAGTGGACCATGATCGAGTGGATCATCGTGCTCCTCGCGAAGCAGATCACAAACGAGCGCAACCGCCGCGCCATCCTCGGCCACCGCGTCGAGCCTGTAAAGGGAAAGGCCGGACTGACTATGACCGCAGCGTTCGGAGTCGTTCAGCGTCTCTTCGGTTATGTTGACGAGTTCAAGCTCCTGCCGTTCATGGATGACTCTGTCGCCATGTACACCAAGGACAACATCGGCGAAGTCCTCGACGTATTCGTGGAACTCCTGAAGGAGAACACCGACTTCGCGGAGGACATGATCATCTACATGAACAAGAACCACCACGCATGGTACAAGGCATGGTACGAGGAGCGCTACGGCGTGAACAACGACTACACCGGCGTGAACTCTTCAAAGGTTCACAACCACGACCTCTCTATCAAGTGGGTGCCTAACATGGGCCAGACCTGCCTGATCTTCGCTACACTTGAGGGCAACATCCAGCTCCTCGAGAACGTTCCGGGCGAAGAGCACAACGTCTACTTCCAGCGCGACATGGAGACTGTCATCACCGCTGCTTACTGGATGGAGGGTGCCGGTGCTTCCTTCGTAGGTCCTAAGTATGCCAGCCAGGCTCTCCTCGCTGCAGCTGACTATGCTGACCAGGTAATCTTCATGAACTGGCCTGCAGTACCTGTCGATGCCGACGCGACTGTCATCCCGACCAAGGTGGGCCTCATCGTCCGCGCAGGAAAGAAAAACAAGGCGACAGCCCTCACTGACATCACCGGAGTGAAGGAAGGCATCGTGATCCGCGTGGAGATCGGTGACGCTACCTATCCGACAAGCATCGCTAAGTCGGGCAAGTTTGCAGACATCTCTAAAGCCTGGACTCCTACCAAGGTGGGCGAGTACATCAAGCTGTACTACGACAAGGCGGAGGGCAAGTTCTTCGAGGTCGCTCGCGGCTAATGTTTGACCAGGGGCGGGGATACCGCCCCATTAAAACTTCCACACCATGATCAACGTAATCCCTAACATTCCAGCAGTCGGAGACCAGGAGTCGCAGGCGAACAGGATGTACAACAAGATCTACATCCTCCTCGACGACCATGTGGACTACTCGAAACTCCCGGAGATCGACACAGAGGCGCGCACCTGCGCAGCCTTCACTCTGAAGGAGGGCGGAGCCTGGGCTGAACTCTGCGCAGTCAAGAACACCGCCGGCCGTACCACCGAAGGCTCGCAGGGCGACATCACCACAGCCGTCCAGAACGGAGTCACCCTCACAGTCGGAGGAACCCGTCCGGAGATCGAGAACCTGCTCGAGAACTTCGTCGGCCGCAACGTCCACGTCGTGACGATCGACAAGTTCACGCAGAAGAAGAGACTACTCACAAGGCCATATTCTCCGATGCAGCTGTCATCCTTCTCTGGAAGAGAGAACAGCGACAACACATCGACGGACCTGACCTTCTCGAACCAGAGTTTCTTCCAGCCTCTCGAGTACCTCGGCAACGTGACGGAGGCCGCAGAATAATCACCACCCGCTACACAATCCTGAACGATGGGAGCCGCCTCATGACGGCTCCCATTTTCAAAAGACAGCACCATGAACAGATACTCATTTACCCAGAAGACCGAGATATCCAGGCGCATCGCCCGTCCGGATCTCATCGACAGATACCGCGACCTCCTGAAAGCCCGCAGACCGAAGGCCGCCACCAAACTCCGCACATCACGAGAAGCCACAGCCCAGGCTCTCGTCTATGATCTGCTCGACTTCTACACCGAGGACGAGATCGTGGCCATCGCCCGCATCTCGCCCGATTCCCTGCCCTCTGGCGGCGTTTCTCCCCTCCGCCCTACACCTACTCCGTCAGTAAAAAAAAAGCCTCTAAAATCGAAGAATATCCGAATATCCGCTGGAACGATCTGGACGACCCTCAGGTCCGCACTGCTGACAGCATATTCTCGGACCGCATCAACTGTTTCCGGCGTCTGGCGGAGATTGAGAGAGAAACTGCAGACGCTTCCGTTCTGGACGCGGATCTTCTCGAGGAGATAGTCCTCACCGACATCCGCATGGAGATGTGCTTCGCTGAACTGCGGGAGTACAACGCCACCGGATCCTTCAAGGGCAAGCACCCCTTCATCGCCCAGGCTGACGAGAGGAGCAGGGTCGCCGCCCTTCTCCGGACAGACCCGGACAAATACTTCGATGAACGGAAGAACATCGAACTCAACATCACCCGCTACAACTCCCAGATCAACAGCAAGAAGACAAGCAAGGAGCAGAAGGAACGCGCCCGGGAGAATGTGGAAAGGTACCAGGCCAGACTGGCCATGTACAAGGAGATAATCAAGGAAATACTCAAGACATGAACACATACGACAAGGAATTCATCGCCCGGATGAAGGACTTCGCGGTCCTCGGTCTGTGGCCGTCTCAGATAGCGGAACGCCTCGGTCTTCAAGGCGCCGAGCGCGCCCGCTTCCTTGAGGATATCACGGACTACGAGCACCCGCTCTGCAGGGAGTACCACAACAGTCGGGGCAACTACGAGGACGACCTCGACGCCGCCCTGCAGACCCGCTGCATGTCCGGAGATCCGAAGGCTCTCAAGATTGCCTACGAACTCCGACAGCAGGACCGCGTCAACAAACTCACCCAGGAACTCTTCGGAATATGAAACAAGACAGACTTCTGCAACTGCGCGAGACGCCCACAGATGAGATCCAGTCCTTCATGAAGCACAGGGTCTCCGCCACGATATCACCCGCTCTGCAGGAATACATCCTGCAGCTGGACACGGTCGCCCGTCTCCTGCATCGCAACCGCATCTCGGTCAGGAACGCCATCGACCAGCTCCGGAGAGAATGGCCGACCCTCTCCATCGCCCAGGCCCGCGGCATCTACTACGACGCCCTGGACTACTTCTACCACGATGAGCAGGCGTCCGCCTCCGCATGGGACCAGGCATACGCCGACCAGCTGGACGATCTGAAGCTCGTGGCCATCGCCGCCGGCAAGATCCAGACGGCCTACAAGTGCATCGAGAAGGCTCACCAGCTCCGCACCCTCGCCCGTGAACACCAGGACTACACATGGCAGGCTCCTGTCTACCTCGTGAATATCACAGTCAAGCCTGAAGACCTCGGCTACAAGACCCAGCGACTCGCGGATATCGCCCGCAGGAACGAGGACAGGAAGTTCATCGAAATGATCAGCGGACTGGAGACCACGGAAGCGGAGAAGACCCGGCTCCTGGCAGAAGCCGGCATCAAGACCATCGAACCCGAAATCCTTGACGAAAATGACGAACTCTGAGAACCCCTTCGACCCCATCGAGACCTATCAGAACCTGGCGCAGATCCTTGTGACCATCATCGACCCGAACAAGTTCATCGGAGTCGAAGGACGTGCGACAGGTAAGACCACGGGCATCGTGGCGCCCCGCACCCTCCGCGTCGCCCACGGCATGCCCCGCGAGCAGTCCATCATATCCCACAAGTCCTTCGTCGCCCTCCTGACGAACGTGGTGCCGTCACTCCTGGCATCATACCGTGCAGACGTCAAAATGCCGGACGGATCGGTCCGTCCGCAGCTGATCGAGGGGCTTGACTTCGTGGTCGGCAAGAAGGACCTCCCGCCACACTTCCAGAAGCCAAGGTACCCCATCCTGGAGCCGGAGCGCTGCATCGTCTTCGCAAACGGGCACGTCCTCCGGGCCGTGGCCATCGACCGCGCCGACTCCATCGCAGGATCTTCCATCGTCCACGCCTTCTTCGAGGAGATGAAATACAGCGATCCGGAGAAGCTCCGCTCGAGGGTCATCCCTGCCATCCGTACCTCCCGCATCGGTGCCGGATCTGAGGCGCACAAGCACCATCTCCACGGAGGCTTCACCGGAGTATCCGACATGGGACGCGTCAGCATAGGAGAGAGCAACTGGTTCACGGAATACGAGGATCAGATGGATCCGCAACTCATCGAGGACATCATATCCCTCGCCCTGTACATCAACAAGGCGCAGGTGAACATCCAGTCCGGGGTCAACGTGGACATCAACACCACCCGCGTCAAGAAGTGGACGCCGCTGCTGACGGACCTGAGGAAGCAGTGCACCTTCTACCAGAGGGTCAGCACCTTCATC